GAAACCAATGAGTACTCCCCGTATCTGGCTCTATCAACAGCTAACCACTTTCCCCGGTCTCGTTAGTCTCATCGGTGGACCAATCAATCCTCGGGTCTTCGCTAAGAAGTCTATGACTTCTAATCAGGAAGACCACCCATTCATTGTCTACAAGCTCGGCTTTAAGACAACTGAAGACCTCGCTGAAGTTATGCCCGATGAGAAAGATACATATCGTCAGTTCGCTCAAGTTTGGGTTCATGACTTCACCGACCAGGAAACTGGGGATTATACTCGAATTGACGAGGTTCTCCATCAGGTTAAGCTTGCAGTTCACAATCAAGGCTCAGCAGAGCATGGGGTTATTACTGCAAGGTTCATCGAGGTTAGTCAAGACCTCAATGATGAAACTCTCAATACCGTGTTCAAGTATGCACGGCTCCAACTAATTACCAAGGAGACATGATGGCAAAAGTTACGTTCGTTGGTCGGGATGACCAGCGCATTCTCTCGGCTGACGACCTGAAGAAGGCCGGTGTGGAGGGATTCACTAAGACCACCTTCGTCAAGGGTCAGGCCGCGGAGGTCAGCCCGGAAGTCGCCAAGGCTCTCATGGAGAACGTGAAGCTCTTCGGCAAGTTCCGAGTTGAGGAAGAGAAGGCCGAGACGGCCAAGAAGTAATTCGATTATGCGCGCATAAAGGGGTTTGCTCGTAGGAGGCGCTGGGAAGCGCCTCAAATCGCCCCAAACGAGCCGCATGATAAATTACTCGATGTCAAGTTAAAAAGTCGATTAGGAGGCAGTGAAGATGGCGACTCAACTTCGCTGCAAGGGGGATCTCTTTGGGATCATCTCTGACGACCACACCACCATCGAGGTGAAGTGCCACCGTAAGGGGTGCGGATATCAACGAGGGGTAGTCGTCCTCCACACCATCTCGCTCGATACCGGCGAGGTAGTTGAAACTAAGAGGTTCCGAGAACCTCGACCATGAAAGGAAAGACATGGCACTCGCAGGATATGCTCTGCCGTTCGGTCTTCGTCAGGTCAAGATCGTTCCACTGGATGCCGCCGGCGAGGAGGTTACTGCAGATGCAGTGTTTCTCCCCGCTTCGCGTACGTTCAGCTTCGGTGAGACTGAGGAGTTCGAAGAGCTGCAGGGCGACGACCGTACGATCGCATCGCACGGCTCAGGTCCGACCGTCGACTGGGAGCTCGAGGGTGGTGGTATTTCGCTCGATGTTTGGAAGGCACTCGCTGGCGGTACCATCGCTTCGTCGGGAACCACTCCTGCTGAAGTTCGTACGCTGACCAAGAAGACTTCGGATTCGCGTCCGTACTTCAACGTCTACGGTCGAGCCATCAGTGATAATGGCGGTGACTTCCACATGGTGGTCTATCGCTGCAAGGCGGATGGCGATCTTGAGGCCAACCTCGAGAACGGGTCGTTCCAGCTCACTTCGGCGTCGGGCAAGGGCTACGGCAACCTCGACGATGAGAAGCTTTACGACTTCATTCACAACGAGACTGCGGTCCCGCTCACTATCTCCTAACCCTTAGGAATGAGAGAGTAGCCCGCAAGAACAAGCATAGTATCGTAGGTAGTTGCTTGATGTGATGCGTGCATTATACCCTGGAGGGGTATGCACGCAACGCAATACGCAACGAACTGCGTGACTTGCTCAACAACGAAACAACAAATGCCATAACTTAGATCCCCAGGAGGACCCCATGGCAACTCGTAAGGCTGCAGCCAAAGCTGAACAGGCTCGAATCTCACAGATCGGCGATTTCAAGAGCCGGGTCGGCGGAGTGATCGAACTCCCCTCCGGATTCATCGTTCGATGGCGAAACCCAGGAGGCCTTCGAGTCTTTCTCGCAAGTGGCAAGATTCCCAACGCGCTCATGCCTGTCGTCGAGAAGGCACTCAAGGGTGGTAAGGGTGCTCAGGCTGACATGGAAGAGACTGTCGTCAAACAGCTCAATGAGAACCCCGATATGGTCAACGAGCTCATGAGTATGTACGACGCCGTCGCGCTGAAGTGCATTATCGAGCCCAAGATCTACCCGGTTCCTGACGAGGCTATGGTCGAAGCCTGGAATGCGGCACACCCGGACGACCCGGTTGATGATCCCGAGGACCTTCGGTACGAAGACCGTCTTTATGTCGACGAAGTTCCTGATGATGACAAGGCCTATCTCTTCGGTCTCATTTCCGGGGGAGTGAAGGACCTGGAGACCTTTCGTCGCGAACGCGAAATCAATGTGGCTTCTCTGGCAAGAGTCTCAGGGGTTGTCGGTCACTCCGTCGCAGATTCTGGGGTTGACGCCGGGTAGTTATGAGGCCTATTGCCTAGATCAGGCAACCTGGTATTTTGGTACAGTTATTCAGAATGAACTAGAAAAGGCTGGTCAGAAGAAACAAAAGGGTCAGGCAGCAATCGAGTCTGCTCGCAAGAGGGTCCTGAAGAAGTATCTCGAAGGCAGTGATGCTAAGGGCCTCTACGCTGATCCTGCCCTGCTCTTTGAACGATCTAAGGGGTGACAATGTCACAGAGTCTCGGTACCATTCGGGGTCAAATGATCCTCGATGTGAAACAGGCTCTTAGTGCATACACCGCCGTTCGTCAGGAGCATGTTTCTACAGTCACAGCACTGCAGACCGGTGGCGGTGCTATCGCGACGGCTGGCGCTATTGTCGCCGGTGCTGGCCTCGCGATGGCTGGCGGTCTTGTTGCGGCCACTATGGCTGCTGCTGAGTTCGAACGTAAGCTTGACTTCTTCGGAGCTGTCTCTGACGCTACCGTTGATCAGATGGAGGCCATCCGTCAAAAGGCTCTTCAGATCGGTCAGGATACAATCTATTCCGCAGATCAGATCGCGGACAGCTTCACTGACTTGGCCAAGGCGGGTGTGGGAGTTGAGGATCTCCTTGCCGGCATCGGTGAAGCTGTAGCTAACCTCGGTGCAGCGACTGATATGCCTCTTGCTGAGGCTGCTACCTCGCTGACCACAATCCTCAATACCTTCAGTATCTCTGCTGAAGGCGCGGTGAATGTGGTTGATAAACTCGCTGGTGCGGCTAACGCGTCGTCCATCGATGTGCAAGACCTCATTACCACAATGACTTATGCGGGTGCATCCGCAAAGACTGCCGGTATCAGCTTTGAAGATGTGAATGCGGCCATCGCGCTTCTCGGTGAGCGCGGTATCAAGGGGAGCAAAGCTGGTACCGGCCTCCGTCAGATGTTCGATAAGCTGCTTGCTCCTACTAAAAAAGGTAGTAAAGCACTTGCCGAGCTTGGTATCATTCTTGACGATGGTACCAATAAACTCATCAGTGCTCAGGGCGGTCTGAAACCGATCCCAGAGCTTCTGACTATTCTAAATGATTCTCTGTCTGGTCTTAGTACTAGTGAGAAGATGGATATTCTGGGGCAGATCTTTCCGATTACTTCGCTGCCCACCATCCTTAACCTTCTCGATGCGGGCGCTGATGGTATCGCTCGAATCACTGAGGAAATCAATAAGACTACGGCTCTTGACGTAGCTTCAAAACGACTTGATAACCTCAGTGGTGACATCGAGATTCTGCGAGGTAACCTTGAGACTCTGAGTATCAATGCTGGAGGTAGTTTCCAGAGCTTTGCTCGAGGTATCGTTCAGGGTATTACACAAATCGTTCAGTGGTTTATGGACCTTAATCCTCAGGTTCAAACTGCGATCTTGTACACTATCGCCATTGTTTCAGCACTCCTGATCCTCATTGGTACACTTGGTGTTTTTGCCGGCTCATTGCTGAATATCATTGGTCTAGCAATACGAATGTCGGATGCGTTCGGAGCACTCAGGAAGATCGCTAAGGCTCTCGCTCCGATCATTCGATTTCTGATGCTGTCCTTCCTGCCTGGGCCGCTAGGACCGATCCTGGTGATCCTCACGCTAATCTCTGCTGCGCTGGCCTATTTCTTTACGCAAACTGAGCAGGGCCAGGCGATCTGGTCCCAACTAATGGCCCTTTTTCAGCAGGGTGTAGCAATGGTGCTGCCCCTGCTCCAGCAATTCGCAGGAATTCTCAGTGGGTGGCTCGCCAGTGCACTACAGGTGATTCTTCCTATTCTGGTAGCCATCGGTGACTTCCTCATGACGATTCTGGCACCTCTGCTGCCGATCATCACACAGGGACTTCAGGGACTAGCAGAAGCATTCTCCGGTATTGGTACTAACTCTACCGGAATCTCGGGAATCATCGATATTGTTGGTCAGCTTGTTCCTGCTATCGCTCAGGCCATTCCCATCGTCATTCAGACTCTGGTAAGTCTGGTTACGACGATCATTACAACACTCGTAGGTCTTGCGGTTGAACTGGTTCCCGTTGGTCTACAGCTGGTTCTTAGCCTTCTGGAAGGCATAGTTCAGGCTCTGCCTACGATCATCCCCGCTGTAATCAACGGTGTGATGACTTTGGTCCTTGCGCTGATCGGCATGCTGCCTATGTTCGTACAGGCAGCTGTGACACTACTTCAGGGGCTCATCCAAGGTATTGCTCTAGTTCTGCCTATGCTGTTGGCGGCAGGTATCCAACTAGTAGTAGCAATCATTACGGGCCTGGTAGGCGCGATTCCGATTCTGGTGGAGGCCTTTGTTCAGCTTCTCCAGATGTTGGTTCTGGCCTTCCCCCAGATTCTTCCTCCTCTGGTTGAGGGAGTTTTGCTTCTCATTACACAGCTTATCGACGCCATGATTACTATGCTTCCAGTTCTTCTGGAGGCTGCGATTACGCTGTTCATGGCTCTTATCGAAGCAGTGTTCGAAATCGCCCCGCTCCTTATCACTACACTGATCGAGCTTATTCCAGTTCTAGTAGGTGCGCTCATCAGTATGATCCCGGTTATTCTGGACGGAGCTATCCAGCTCTTCACGGGTATCATCGACGCACTACCTCGTATTCTGCCGGCACTGATCAATGGAGTTATCGGTCTTATTCCTAAGATCGTATCGGCTCTCATCAGCATGATTCCGAAACTTATTGAAGCCGGTATCAAGCTGTTTATGGCGATCGTCCAGGCGATTCCGAAGATCATTCCTCAGTTGGTTGGGGCTCTGATCAACCTTGGTACTCAGATGATCCAGGGTCTGATCAAGGGTGTTATGAACATGGCTAAGGCCGTGGTCGATTCGGTCATGAACGTAGTTGGTGGAGCTATCGACTTCGTCAAGGGCTTCCTCGGGATTCACTCGCCTTCTCGACTGATGGAAGGCTTCGGTGTCAATACCATCCTTGGTCTTATCGAGGGTATTCATAACGAACGTCGTGCTCTTGTTCGCGAGATGATGGGGGTTGCTTCTGACCTCACCTCGTTCTACGACACAGTTGGTGCTGCCGCTGCACTCGATGCAAGTCTCAATGTTGGCACTGCGCTGGGTGTGGAAGCACCCTCGCTTCAGTCTCAACTCGCAGCTCTTTCGACACAGCTTGGTACGATCGCAGAGAAGGATACCTTCAATATCGAGAATCTGGAAATCAACAACCCAGAACCCGAGCCCTCGTCCGAATCGCTGCCTAACGCAGTTCGCAAGCTGTCTTACATGGTAGGGTAACATGCCAAACAATACTGCTACTTACTGGTCAGTAGATGGGGAAAGCCTCCACACCTTCGTGAGGTCGATTCAGTCTCTTGGCGGCATTCTGAAGCCTCCACCGGTTCGTGGTGAGAATGTCACCATCCCTTACCAGCGAGGTCGTACTTGGGTGCCGAAGATTCCTGATGAGCAGGTACTGAACTTGGGTATGTGGCTTCGAGGAGTCAGTGATACCGCTGATGCTGGTACTACGGGAACAACTCGACAGAACTTCGATGAGAACTGGAAAAACATTGTTCGTCTTCTTTGGCGACCTGGCCAACAGTTCGAACTCACTAAGAGGTTTTACGATAATGGTATCTTGAGGTCTGCAACTGCTTTGGCAGAATATGCTGGTGGGCTTGCCCCAGAGATGATTGGCAAGGCAGCGGGTCGATTCGTAGTCGATCTTAGGCTCGCTGACCCATTCTTCTATGATGACACTGTACAGACATTTAACCTCGTAAATGGAGATCAGACTATCAATGTTCGGGGTAATGCTCCAACAACCCACATCATTGCCACGATCAATGGAGCTCGCAATAACACCATTGTTCGAGTGAAGTCGCCTGGTGATGATCACCAGATGGAGTTCCATGATAATGTATCTTCTGGCGAGGTAGTCACGATTGACGTGAAGAACTACGCTGCAACCATGGACCCTGCCGCGGGACCTAACTACGATGCAGAAGCTGATGTTCGACACACTGGCTCACCTTATTGGCTTATTCTACAGCCGGGTGATAATATTGTGAATCTCAGCTCCAGTTCTGGAATCGGGGCAGTTAGTCTTCAGGTGAGAGGGGCCTGGGTATAATGGCCAAAGAGGGTATCCAGCTCGAGATCTACAGCTATGAGGATCCCTCGGTTAAGCTCGGTACTATCCGAGGCCGAATTAATCCTCAGTTTCTCGATGAACGTAAGGCAATCGGTGGCGGTTCATTCTCCGTTCGTCCTGATGACAGCCAGATCATCAGTAAGCCTGAGTTGATCGACGGTCGTAACATCTGTAAGGCCCGAGTTAACGGCAATGTTGTAGCCGCTTTCCGACTCGCCGATGAAGAACGCATCACGATCAACGATAAGGAGTACGCAGGTCAGGCCAATCAGATCGCTGGTGAAGGTCTTAAGACGATCTTCAAGGATGCTCGAATCGACCCCTGGGGGGGCCTCAGTCCTCAGTCGGGAGAAACTCGGTACTTCAATTTCTCAGCCAACGAAGGTGCTTGGTATAACCCATCAGACTGGATTGAGCCTATTAGTACGGGATGGAAAGTCGCTTCTCGTGCTTGGACTTATGGCCCTGATAAGTGGCCCGAAGGAGCTTCTCAAGCTTACTGGGTGTGGGGAACTGCAAACTCAAATCCTAGTGCTCCCATAGGCACATGTTATTTTAGACTTACTCTGAATGTAGCCACTCCTGGTTCTTATGTGCTTTACATCGCGGTCGATGATAACTATTCCGTCTTTGTAGATGGGGAAGAAAAGGCTACTTACGAGGGGCCTATTGATGGTTGGAAAGAAGCTAAGAGGATTACCTTTGACCTGAACGCAGGTGCTCATGTCATTGGTATTCGCGCTACTAACGTTCGTAGTGCTGCCGGGGTTATTGCAGCACTCTATCGAGTACAGCCTCGAGTAGCTCCTGTCTCGGTGGGTACGGTTACCATCTCAATTGGAGTCGATGCAGTTTTCTCGAGAACTGCTCATGGTCTGACCAATGGAACAAAGGTTTATCTTACTACTACGGGAGCTTTGCCGGTTGGTCTTTCGCCGAACAAAGATTACTATGTTCGAGATGCCACAGCCAATACTTTCCGGTTGGCTAACTCTGTTGGTGGTCCTGCCATCGACACCTCTGGTACTCAGTCAGGTACTCATACAATCCTCCGTCAAGAGATTCCCGAATCCAACAACATCGTAACTTACACAGGAATGTCAGTTTCTACACTGACATCAGCGGTGGCTGCGGCAAACTCCGTCGTTTCTGCTAGACTGAGCGCTTATAACGCTCTGCCGGCTGGTGATGCCAGCGGTAATAACACACAGAAGAAACAAGCCGCTGCTAAGGCTACTGCACTGGCTGCGTACCAGAAAGCGGTTCAGGATCGAAATCTTCTCCAGAAGGAACTGAATGCAGCCAATGCGATGGCTAGCAATGGTATTACTTGGAAAGTTCTGCCTTATCCTGAAGAGCCTCCCGGGTGGACCATCGGCGATATCATCCTCACCCTGATGCAAGAAGCTATCGACCGAGGAGTCACCTCGCTATCGATGCTCACGCCAACCTTTACGGGCAGTGTAGATTCTAACGGAGATCCTTGGGAGGATAAACTCGACTGGAGTTTCCGTATCGGTGATAAGCTCTACAATGTCATCGAAAAAGCCGAGGAGCTTCTTTGTGACATCTGGGTAGACCCTGATACTCTGGAACTACATGCAGTTAAGGAACGGGGGGTTGATCGATCGGTCTATAAGTACGATGTCGATGGCATCTCAGTACTAGAGTCACCTATTATCTTCCGTCGAGGTAAGAACCTAACTCAGGCATCATCGAAGAGACAGAGTAAAATCGTCAACTCTCTGGCAATCAAGACTGATCAGGGGTGGGTCTCCACACCGGAGAATGATACTGTCTCGATTTCTAAGTATGGCTTGGTCGAGGATACTCTCGATACTGGGGTTTCTGAGGCAGTATCTCGAACGCTCGCTCAGGTCATTCTGAAGCAGCGTGCTCAGGAGGAAGAGGGAGCAAGCTATACCGTCTATCTTAGCTCCGCCGATAAGATCCCGTTCGTAGACTTCAATGTTGGTGACTGGGTTCTTGCTCCTGATCGTAACAATCTGCTGGTCAAGAGGCGGATTGAGTCGATCTCTCTGACTGAGGGTCCTGCCGGCGAGGTACTCTATACTATCGAGTTCGATACGATCTTCCGGGATAATGAGAACCGGATCAATAAGATCATCGAGAAGCTCGGGGGTGGCGGGGCCGGAGGCTCGTACAGCAATGCGGGGGGTGTGGGAACTGTATCACCCACTCTACCCGAGGTGCTACCCGGTAGTGAAGATAATCTGATACAGCTCATCCCTCGCGAGCCCACTGACCTTGAAGCCTTCTCTGTAGGCTATTGGTCTGCCAATGGGGTGAATCCTCTTTCTGAAGTGAGTCTGGTATGGCAGCCAGTTACCTCTAATACTGATGGTAGTGAGACAGTACCTCAGTTCTATGAAGTTCACAGTAAGGCTACTGACGATCCGCTCGAAGCCTTCACAGTGATCATGAGGGTAGGCGAACCGAAGGCGACTATCCCGGGTTTCGTTCCCGGTACTAGCTATGACTTCCAAGTCTACGCTATCAATATTAACGGACAGCGATCTATCCCCTCTGATCCCATCACTCACGTGATGTCTGGGCCTACTGATCCCCTGCCCGCTCCTGATACTCCCACTGTTAGCAGCAGCCTCGGTCTGCTTACGGTTGAGTGGAATGGCCTTCTAGCTAGCGATCCTCCTGCCCCCCAGTTCCGATACGTCTATGCTGAGGTTAGCGAGGATGGATCCACGGGATGGACTCGCAAGGGGCCTAGCCTTTCTCGTGACGGTCGTCAGATCACCATTCCTAACGAGACAGTCGGCGAGGTGCGATATGTGCGACTGATCGCGGTGGATGGTGCTGGGATTGAATCAGAGCCGTCAGGAATCGCCAGCACGACAATCACGGGCGTTGACCTCGGTGATCTTGATGAGTCGATTGGAGAAGCGATCGATGCGGCCAAAGAAGCCGGCATTGCTGCGCGAGAACAATCGAATATGCTCAGTGACCCGAGTTTCGAGCTTAACACTGAAGAGTTTTGGACTCTCGGTAGTGGTGTAACAAACGTCACAACTTCCCCTAGAACAGGGGATCGTCATCTTCGCCTGCCAGCAACGTCAGCCGAACGAGAAGGTTTCCGATACAACCGTTCGATGCCTTGTCAGCCAGGCGACAGTTTCTACTTCCGAGTATACATCGATCCTCAGACAACAGTGCCGGAGAATGGTCTTGCCATTCAGGTGATGTATGGAGCTACCGAAGCTCTGGGCACGATTGACGATGTTGTACCGTCAGGTGAACTCGATGGTACCGGATACCTGACGATCACGGGTAACTGGACAGTTCCCGCGGGAGTGAACTACTTCAAGCCTCGAGTCTGGATCTACGACGATAGTAATACTTCAGTCTATTTCGTCGATGACTTCAGAGTGCTGAAGATGAGCAGTGAGGTTGACATCGTCGCTGGCTCCGTTACTGCCGATAAGGTTGCAGCGGGAGCCATTGTCGCAGAACATATCCAGGCTGGTGCGATTGCAACGGAACACATCCAGGCCGGAGCCATTGTTACTGAGAAAATCGCGGCTGATGCGGTCACTGCTAACGAAATCGCTGCTGGGTCTATTGAGTCTAACCACATTCTTGCTGGGGCCATCGAGACTAACCATATCTCGCCTGCAGTAGGTGAAGAACTTAACATCGCTGGTAACGTTACCATCATCGCCACGCAAGAACAAATTGCTGGTGTGGAAGGTGAAGTCCAGAATACTCAGAGTAACCTAGAAGAAATGCAGACGTATTATAACTTCGGTCCTACCGGAGCTGTTATCTCTGCACCTGGGTCTGTTTTTGCGACTGCCGTTCGTAATGATAGAATTGAAATGCTTGAGAACGACAATGTCGTCTCATATTGGAACTCTGGTACACTTTATGTCAACCAGTTCGTCGGTGAACGAGTTACTCTGGGTAATCACCAGATTGAAAAGTTCGAAGACGGCACAGTAGTTAGGGCCCTGTAATGCCTGCTGCTTCGGGAGTATTTAGCAACCGATCCCAGTATAGCCTGGTTCACACGGTCAATCAGGTTTCTCAGAACATCGCGGGTAATTATTCAACGGACTCGGTAGATCTTCGTATCAATGAGTCTCCCAACTGGGGATCCTGGTCTAACGCACCTCTGACTTGGTCTTGGAATGTCGCTGGTCAAACAGCTTCTGGTAGTACTACCTATGACTTCCGTAATTACGATGTTCTGGTTCTTTCTTCTACTACTCGTAACATTAGTCATAATGCGGATGGTACAAAAACCACTTCGTTCTCAGCTTCTGCTGGGGGTGGTACTACTATTGGTTCTGCAAGCTGTTCTGGTAGCTTTGCTCAGACCACAATCCCTCGAGCTTCCACACCATCCTTCAGTCCGGCTTCGCCTGATATCGGTACTTCTGTTACGATCAATACTAACCGAGCATCTTCAAGCTTCACTCACGAGATTGCTTACTCGGTTAATGGGGGAGCTTACATAGTGATCGCCTCTGGGGTTGGGGCATCAACTAGCTGGGATATCCCGGACTCGCTCAACAACTCGTTCCCCAATTCGACTTCTGGTACAGTAACCATTCGTACTCGTACTTATAGTGGTGGTACACTTATCGGTACTACAACTAAGGCGATGACTGTTAAGGTACCCACTAGTGTTGTACCTGACTTTGGTACCATCACCCATTCAGAGGCTACCCCCGGTGTAGCATCAAATGTTGGCGCTTATGTTCAAGGTATAACTAAGCTTAATCTAGCAATTACTGGGGCAGTAGGGGCTTTTTCTTCAACCATTGTTGGTTATAAGATTGAAGTAATTAAGAGTGGTACTGTACTTCAAACTATCAATGCGGTTAACGGAGTTTCAACGCCGATTCAAGCATCTGGTACTGTTACTCTTAGAGGTACAGTAACCGATTCCCGAGGTAGAACTAAACAAGAAACTGTAAATATCACTCTACTAGCTTGGGCACCTCCAGTTCTTAATGCGGTTAGTGTTCAACGAGCATTGAGTACTGGTGTCGTCAATGACGAAGGTACCTACTTTAGAGTAAATATCAACGCTTCAGTTAGTTCTTTGGTGAACACTACTCAGCGTAATGCTCTGAACTATAGGATCTTTACTCGGTCTCGTGGGAGTTCAACTTGGACGCTTAAGACTACAGTCACTCCTGGGGGCTTGACTTTTAATAGCTATGCGTTGCTCAATACTTACTCTATTACCGAAGCTTACGAAGTTCTAGTAGAAGTTTACGATGACTTCGTTACCACTGCTATCATCATTACGGTCCCGGTGGCAGCCATCTTCATGCACTGGGATGCCGGCGATGGTGTGGGAATTGGAAAGTATCGAGAGAACGGTACACTAGACGTTAAGGGTAGCATCTATGCCGATAACTACTACCGAGCCGGCCAAAGTCTAATCTCTCTGCAAGATATCCTCTACATTACCTCAGACACAACTTTCAAAAAGGGTGATTATCCTTGGCTTAAGGCTATCCGAGTCAAGGTACAGGCTGGTGGCGGAGCAGGGGGTTCCTGTAACGCAACTGCTGCGGGTACTCATTCTGCCGGAGGTGGCGGAGGCGGTGGCGGATATGCTGAGTCGTTCATCACGGATATCGCTGGACTTAACTCTTCTATCGCAGTGACCGTTGGTGCGGGGGGAACCCCGAATGCTGGTGCTGGAGGAGGAGCGGGAGGAACTTCTTCTTTCGGTTCTCTCGTATCAGCTAGTGGTGGAGGCGGCGGAGGTTTCAAGAACAGTTATGCCACAGCAAACGTCGCAGCAGCAGCAACTGGTGGAGGTGGGGGTTCCGGTACTGCCGGCGACATTCAGATCGGCGGTCAAGCGGGAGGACTTGGTCAAGGCTTCAACACTATTGGTCATGGTGGATTTGGCGGATCTTCACAGCTAGGGGGTGGCGCGGCCATGAAGTATACAGGCGCAGGTGGGGGTTCACTTGCTGGGGAGCCTGGTAAGAATTATGGGGGCGGCGGAAGTGGAGCCTGCGGAAACGCGAGTGGTTCAGCGCAACTAGGAGGCGCAGGTGCTCCCGGCATTGTTATCATAGAGCTTTATGCTTAGTTCACATAAGAAAGGGAAATCATGGCAACTACTGCTCAGCACATCGCCGCTAGAGGAGATAGTGATCTTCTTCAGCGACTGATCGCTACGGCGGAGATGGAAGGCATTCCTTCTGCTGCAAACTGGGTCCAGAGTAACATGGGTCGACTCATTTCCATGCCTGTCGAAGGAGAGCAGAACATTGCCGATGTTTACGCTTATGCCTATGAGACTCGTCAGCAGCAGGTTAGTGCCTTGCCTCCTTTGCCTGGGGTGAACCCTGGGGCTGTGACAGATGAACACATGAAGACGGCAATCCAAGCACTGATCGGTGAATCGTCGCAGTGATCAATTCGGGACTGCTGATAGGGCGCGCTCAGAGAGCTTCCAAATCGCCCATCACCATAATGATCGAGTGATAAGGTCACCGCGAATATCGAGCGCTTAAAACGACACACAAAGAGTCGCCCCCTGGAGGGAGTAGTCAAAATCCCCAGGGGGCGAACCCTATGTTGGATGAGGATTACTCGTCGTCGTCCTCGAGTTCCTCATCCTCGTCGTCGGCCTCCTCAGCCTCGGCCTCCTGCTTGGCCTTGCGCTGAGCCGCCTTGCGCTCCTTCAGAGCCTGGAGCTTCTCCTGCTTGTCGGCCTCGAGCTCGCCGGCCTCGAAGGCCTCGAGGATGCGCTCGACGCGGGGGTCATCCTCACCGTCGAACTCCCAGCGAGCTCGGTTGCCGGCGATGATCTCTCGATCGAGACGGCCGTCTCGAGCCATCTTCCGGAGGAGGGTACGGAGGTCGCGCGTCTTGACGACCTTGCCGGTGCGGATCTTGATGAGCTCTGCGACGTCGGCGACACCAAAGATCTCGTCGGCGGCAGACGCCTCAGCCTTGGGAGCAGGCTTCGCAGCAGCCTTGGTCTTCGCCTTGGCGGCGGTCTGCTTCTTAGCAACGGCCTTTGCCATTGTGATTTCCTTCTTTCCTTGTAACCGCAATCAACCAGGTCGGTTGTCACGTGTGGTTCATCGGATGATGCAAGTACTACTATACCTAACTCACCAATCATTGTCAAGGCAAATGGGAACAAAATTATGCCTTGACAGGGTACTATAGGGCGATATATGATAGA